CAACACTAAAGGTGCAAATTTAGATGTTGACGGCGTAATGGGACCGTTAACTACAAAGTCAGTAGAAAAATATCTGCCAGCAGTAGCCAAACGTTTGGCGCCAGATCCAAGTCGTACCACCGGAGTACAAGGACAAAAGCCCAAGCACAAAGACATGGCCGAAGGCTTGCCACCAATGGGTTTTGTTAGGTCTGAGATAAAACGCGATCCTTTGAAAAATCCAACAAGAACTTATATAGAAATATCAAAAATGTTAGGTATTACACCTAGACAATTGCAAGGTTTTACTTTACGCAATGCAGGGTTTCCGTCTCCTATTAAAGGGATAGGAAGACAAGCAGGGCGTGGCACTAATAATTATTATGAATTAAACCAAGTAAAGCAATGGATTAAAGATAATAATATTAAAGATCAAATTGCAGCACTGGTTAGTAAAAATGTTGCAAAAGATCAAGGCGTAGACGAAGGCGAATACAAAGACACAGTTGACAAGAGCAAGATTCCGGCAGTGCAACGCAAAGCCCAAGGTGGTGATTGGAAAGTGTCCACACGAGATCTTGAGCACGAACGCAGCAAGAGTCCAACCGGTCCAGAGGGATTGGCCAAAGCCAAACAACGTTTAGGCATGAATGAAAATCAACAGTTGCCACCCGAAGTCATTGAATTGCTTAAGAAGGTAGCACAGAGCAATGCTGCTCCTGAACATAAAAAGGCTATCATCAACTCTATCATGGCCAAGTACCAGCCCATCAAAAACATCGCCGAAGAACCAACACGAACCGCACGTGAAAAGTTCAACCAGGGCCTGAAACGTGCAGGCTTTGATCCTGACGCTGCTGCTAAAAGACTCACTGATTTAATCGCCAAGCAAAAAGCCGAGCGTGAACAATTTGAAAAAGAGAATCCTGCAGTGTATGGTGATACTCACAAGGCGCCCAAATGATTACTTACACATTAGAAGCCGTGATTGGGGCCGATCCCAACGGCGATCCAGTATCCGAGACGTTTAATATCCAGGCCAGTAACTGGAACGAAGCGCGACACAAGTTAGATGAATTGGTAGCAGCCGCACGAGAGAACCAGACACCACCTTAGGACCGCTGAGGTACGGTTGGGCGGCTGCTGCCCGACGCTACAGACCGCTACCCTGTAGTACAAAGTGAGCATTAAAATAACAATAACAATGCTTTATGTCACTGAAGATGATTGTGGATTGCCCATGTACATGGTCACAAACAATCAAGGACTATGTTTAATACGTACCACTGACGGATATACAGCAATGATTCTTGACTCAATTACCAAGAATATTGACCCCAATCTTCGTATCAATGTGGGCGGAGATCCGGGTACTAGGAATGTTTTGAGTCCACGTATTTTCCATCACGTTCGACGATATCGCCGTTGACAATGATGTTAGTTTAATATATAATTGTTTTTTGGAGATATTAAATGGATAGTCGATCATTCACCGGTGAACAAAAAGCCAAACTAACTCAACTCATCAACGAAGGTATGCAGGTCATGCATGAAGTTGAAACCCTCAGTGGTGGACTCAGTGACACCGTCAAAGCCATTGCTGAAGAATTAGAAATCAAACCATCAGTGCTCAAAAAAGCCATCAGAGTAGCACACAAAGCTGAATTTGGCAAAGCTCAGCAGGACCATGCCCTATTGGAAGAAATCTTAACCACAGTGGGAAAAACTCTTTGACGCAAACTGTAATACTGCGTCAGGAACCAAAACAATTTCCTCCCAAGCAATTTGCAGGGAAAATCTGTCTTAGTCCGTTTGTATCAATAGAAGTAACCTATACCGGACAAGTCAGACTCTGCGGTTGTGCTGCTTGGATGCCAGCTACTGTGGGCAATTTGTTTGACAATTCTATCAGCGAGCTTTTGAGTTCTACTCTAGCACAAGATATCAGACGCAGCATAGGGGATGGCAGTTATACCTATTGTAATGCTGACACCTGTGGAATCATTCGCAGCAACGGACTCAACGACGTCAATAACATACCTCAGTCAGTGCAATGGCAGCTGGCCGACAGCCAACGCTGGACAATGCCACATGAAATATTTTTTGCCGGCGATGTCACTTGCAATCTCAGCTGCCCAAGTTGTCGCACTGAAGTTCAACTCACAACCGAAGACGAACGTTTACGACAAGAAGAACTAGGGCAACTCCTCAAGCAAAATTTATTTTCGTCGCCCACAGATCAAACAATTAGATTGCATCTCAGCACCAGCGGCGAGTTGTTTGCCAGTCCTATGTTGTTGCGATTTGTCAGCAGTATCAACAGCAACGACTTTCCAAACTTAAAAATTTGCATACAAACCAATGGACTGTTGATGCCTCAACGTTGGCATCGGTTGGGTGCAATGACTGAACACGTAGAAAAAATTACCATTACAGTAGATGCTGCCCAAGCCGATACCTACGAACGTTTACGTAGAGGTGGCGCTTGGCGTGACATGCAACATACTTTGGCTTGGGCACAACAGCAGTGTGCCGAACAAGGCATCAAACTACATTTACGCATGATCACGCAACTTGATAATCACAAAGAAATTGTGGAATTTTATGACATGGCTCACAACTTTGGGGCGCATTGTGTTGAGTATGCCCGAATTCACAATTGGGGTACGTTTAGTGCAGAAAGATTTTTTGATCTAGATGTATTTGATAGTTTGCATCCGCAGTACACCAAAGCCCAAGAACAATTAGACCAAGTCCGAAATCAACCAGATGTGTTGTTATTTGGAGGTTTGTGATTTGATTATTTGCATTAATTACATTATAATTTACACATGAGTTATGTTGACGCCTTATTTGATCGTGAGCACGATCGTATCCATGTAGTTGAACGCCGTGAAGGTATTCGGCAGTACCAAGAGTATCCGGCCAACTATATTTTTTATTATGATGACCCACGTGGGAAGTTCCAGAGTATCTATGGAACTCCAGTATCTAGATTCTCCACACGCAGCAACAAAGAGTTCCGCAAAGAACTACGCATACAAAACGGCAAACGGTTCTATGAATCTGATATCAATCCGGTGTTTCGTTGCCTAGAAGAAAACTACAAAGGGCAGGATGCGCCTCGTGTACATGCTGCGTTCTTTGACATTGAAGTTGACTTTGATCCTGAAAAGGGATACTCAAGGCCCGATGATCCATTCAATCCCATCACAGCAATATCAGTGTATCTGAGCTGGTTAGATCAACTGGTGACATTGGCCATGCCGCCGCGTCACATCAGCATGGAAACTGCCCAAGAGCTTGTTGCAGACTTTGACAACACTTTCTTGTTTGAATCTGAACCAGAGATGTTGAAGATGTTTTTGGATCTCATTGACGACGCTGATGTGTTGAGTGGCTGGAATTCAGAAGGCTATGATATTCCTTATACTGTAAATCGTGTGATCAGAGTTCTCAGCAAGGATGATACACGCAAATTCTGTTTGTGGGGGCAACTCCCTAAACAAAGAACGTTTGAAAGATTTGGTGCCGAAGCACAGACATATGACCTCGTAGGCCGTGTACACATGGACTATATGCAATTGTATCGCAAGTACACATATGAAGAACGGCACAGCTATAGTTTGGATGCTATTGGTGAATACGAAGAGGTTGGGGGCAAGACAGCATTTGAAGGAACACTTGATCAACTCTACAATCAAAACTTTAAACTATTCATTGACTACAACAGACAAGACGTTGTGCTGCTGGCCAAACTAGACAAGAAACTAAAGTTCTTGGACCTTGCCAACACACTGGCACATGAAAATACGGTGTTGCTGCAGACCACAATGGGTGCTGTGGCAGTGACAGAACAAGCAATTATCAACGAAGCCCACGAACGTGGATTGGTAGTGCCCAACCGTAGAGAAAGACTCACAGATGAAGACACACAAGCCGCAGGTGCCTATGTTGCTTATCCAAAAAAAGGTCTGCACGACTGGATTGGATCAATTGACATTAACTCGCTCTACCCCTCGGCAATCCGTGCTCTTAACATGGCCACCGAGACAATTGTTGGTCAACTCCGACCAACAATGACCGACAGGTACATTGCAGATAAAATCCAAGGCGGTGCAAGTTTTGCTGCAGCATGGGAAGGGTTGTTTGGTAGTCTTGAATACACTGCTGTGATGGAGCAGCAACGTGGCACTGAAATCACAGTTGACTGGGAGGATGGCGAAGAAACTGTGTACTCAGCCGCTGAAATTTGGAGAATAATTTTTGATTCAAATCAGCCTTGGATATTGTCAGCCAATGGCACTATTTTTACTTACGAACGAGAAGGTGTGGTTCCGGGCTTGCTCAAACGTTGGTATGCCGAACGCAAGGATATGCAAACAAAAGCAAGAGATTATGAAGGAACAGATGATGTACAGTTTGAATATTGGGACAAGAGGCAGTTGGTTAAGAAGATTAATCTTAACAGTTTGTATGGTGCTATTCTCAATCCTGGTTGTAGGTTTTTTGATAAACGAATTGGTCAATCAACCACGCTTACTGGAAGAGCCGTGGCCAAGCATATGGACGCTTACGTCAACGAGTGTCTCACAGGCAAGTATGATCATACAGGCGAAACAATTATCTATGGTGATACTGACTCATGTTACTTTTCGGCATGGCCAGTACTGAAGAAAGAAGTAGAAGAAGGTCGCACGGAGTGGAACAAAGATATTTGTGTGCAGCTATACGATGGTATTGCCGACCAAGTCAATGATAGTTTTCCAGGGTTTATGGAAACTGCGTTTCACATACCTAGAGACATGGGCGCAGTGATACGTGGCGGTCGTGAACTGGTTTGTAGCAAAGGGCTGTTTATCACAAAGAAACGCTATGCGGTGTTGTATTACGACAAAGAAAACAAACGCACAGATGTCAATGGCAAACCTGGCAAAGTCAAAGCCATGGGGCTGGATTTAAAACGCAGTGATACTCCCAAAGTGATTCAAGACTTTCTGTCAGAAATTCTAAATGATGTGTTGACTGGTGCTGAAAAGGATGCAGTTGTAGAGAAGATCAAAGAGTTTAAGTATGTGTTCAAAGAACGTCCAGGTTGGGAAAAAGGTACTCCCAAACGTGTAAACAATCTCACTAAATTTGTCAAGGCCGAGCAGAGAGAAGGTAAGACCAATATGCCCGGACATGTACGTGCAGCAATGAACTGGAATACTATGCGCAGAATGCACAGTGATAATTACAGCATTGCCGTTGTTGATGGCATGAAAACAATTGTTTGTAAACTCAGAAGTAATGCACTAGGATGGACGTCAATTGGCTATCCCACTGACGAATTGCACTTGCCTGCATGGTTCAAAGAATTGCCGTTTGATGATCGTGAGATGGAGTCAACTGTGATTGACGCCAAAGTTGACAACCTGTTGGGTGTTCTTGATTGGGAATTGGGAATAGCAACAAATACAGAAAATACATTTCAAAGCCTGTTTGAATTTACATGAAGCTCAGCGACATAATTAGATATAAAAATCAAATTGACCAGATACTCAATAATGTTGATTATCGATGGACTATTGATTCCCATCTTGATGAACTTATGTCTATGGTTCGAACCGAAGTAAATGTTCGTAACATGTATGAAGTTGATGTTCAAAGAAAAGTTGATGGTGTTCTTAATTCGTTGCATGATTTAGAACAAGAGTTAAAAAACATTTCGCAAAGCGTCAACGCTTTGGTAGAAGAAATACAGCCACAGTACTTTGAAAAAAGTTACAAATGGTATGTCAACGAAATGCAACACGAAACTATACCTTATATTTTAAATCGGAAATTGGCTATTACTGATGAAGAATATGAGATCTTTAGAGCACGTGTCAAATCTTGGTCCGACTGGCAATACCCGGCAGTGTGTTTTAGACCGGCCACCGAAGAACATGTATTGGATCTTGTTTCTAGTAGCCCTTTGTATCTTGTTGATCAGGATTACGACTTACTTGTACCAAGTATAGAAAGATTTAACAAGCGATATCAACGACATCTAAGGTCCTATGTTGTTAAAGAAAGCGAATCTGAGCCAATGATGAACTTTCTTCCTAACAATCAGTTTGGACTGGTTGTTGCCTATAACTTTTTTAACTTTAGACCTTTTGAGATTATCAAACATTATTTGTCTGAGTTGTTGACCAAACTTAGACCCGGTGGTGCATTTATTTTTACTTTCAATAACTGTGATTATGCCAATGGTGTAATGTTAAGTGAGTCAATTTATTGCTGTTATACGCCCGGTGAAATGCTGATAAATCTTGCCAAAATGTTGGGATATGAACATTCCTATACCTATTGCAACGATACGCTGTGCTGGGTGGAACTGTGCAAGCCCGGCGAACTCACCACACTACGCGGCGGACAAAGTCTTGCAAAAATTATACCAAAATAGTTGTAAAATCTAAATACCCCTGTTATAATAAACGTATCATATTGGAGAACCTATGAAAGACAATCTTTTGGATTTAGTAGAACACACATTTGATCTTGGTTGTATTGACCTGATCAAAGTCACAGGCACTGACAAAGAAACTTTGATTTCTGGCATTGATGACAAAGAACGTAAAGTAATAGTTGAAGGACGATTTGCCACCCCATCCGCAGAATTCATCGGAACATTTGGCATGCCTAATCTCAATAAACTAAAAATTCTTTTGAACTTACAAGAGTATCGTGAGAATTCCAAACTGTCCATCACAAAGAAGAGCACTGGCGAGCCCGACGGTATTGCATTTGAAAACGCCACCGGAGATTTTAAAAATAGTTATCGTTTCATGAGCCGTGAAATTGTGTCTGACAAATTAAAAGCAGTGACGTTTAAAGAACCCAAGTGGCACATTGAGTTTGAACCCACTATTGCCGGCATCCAACGTTTGAAGATGCAGGCACAGGCCAATGCTGAAGAAACATTGTTCCAGGCCAAAACTGAAGGCACAGACTTGAAGTTCTTCTTTGGTGATCATTCAACTCACGCTGGAAACTTTGTGTTTCAACCAGACATTACTGGACAGCTCAAACGTGCCTGGGCTTGGCCGGTGTCTACTTTTATTTCAATTATGAATCTCAGTGGTGACAAGAAAATCAAGATCAGTGATGATGGCGCAGCAGAAATCACCGTTGATTCAGGCTTGGCTGTGTATCGTTACATTCTCCCAGCGCATACCAAGTAAATGGCACAACGCATATTAATCATGGGATTGCCGGGGTCAGGTAAAACTTTCATGGCACGAGCTCTGCAACAACTTCTCAGTAGTTTTCAGCACGAAGGGCATGGCATCCGTGTGGAATGGTTCAATGCCGACGACGTGAGAAAAAAATTCAATGACTGGGATTTCAGTGAAGCTGGGCGTATCCGCCAGAGTCACAGGATGCGCGAATTAGCCGATGCCAGTGATGCTGACTACGTAATTGTGGACTTTGTAGCGCCTTTGCCAGAGCAACGGCACAATTTCAAAGCTGATTGGACCATTTGGATAGACACTATTCGTGAAGGTCGTTACGCTGATACCAATGCTATATTTGCCGAACCAGATGTCTACGATTTTCGCATCACTGAACAGAACGCTGAAAAGTGGGCAGAATTTATTGCCGAGCACATTTTAGACAATCGGCGTCGCCCTCAATTTGACTGGCAACGAGAAACTGTGCAAATGTTGGGTCGCTGGCAGCCTTGGCACGATGGTCATAGAGCTTTGTTCGAAAGAGCTATTGCCAAGACAGGTCAAGTGTGTATAATGATTAGAGATTGCCAGGGATGGCAAGGATCAAATCCTTTTGAAATTGCCAAAGTTAAAAGTTTTATACAGAGAGACTTAGATCCTATATATCAGGGCCAGTATGAAATTCAAGTTGTACCAAACATTGTAAACATCACCTATGGTAGAGATGTTGGATATAAAATTGAACAAGAAACGTTTGATGATCAAATATCTTCTATCAGTGCAACAAACATAAGAAAACAATTAGGTATTCAATGAGTGACCAGCATGACTTAACAGCAGCACAGCATGACTATGCCGTGTTCCTTCCTGCGGTATCAAGTTTCTACAGTACGTATGTTGGACGTCAACGGTTTGAACCCTATGTTGATGCTACACGCATGCCGGCTGGTCTTCCTGACATGGAGATGTTGAACATTTTCAATGATCAAGCAGGATTGTTTCCTTACCGTTGGGCATTGTACTCAGCAGGGCATGCCAATTTAGATTTGACCAAACACGATCCTCGTGAAGATATGATGCGCAATCGGGGTCAACATACTACCTTGCTGTGCGATTCAGGTGGATTCCAAATTGCCAAAGGTGTATGGGAAGGCGATTGGAAAGATCCCAAGTGTCCCCGGGCACAGAAGAAACGTGATGCTGCGCTGAAGTGGTTAGATGGCATGGCCGACTATGGTATGACACTGGACATTCCCACATGGACTTCCAACGTGCCAGGTGCTACTGAAAAAACTGGCATCAGAGACTATGATGACGCAGTGAAAGCCACACACTACAACAATGAATACTTTATCAAACATCGTCGTGGAGTTGCTGAAGGTGGCACAAAGTTCTTGAATGTGTTGCAAGGTGCCAATCACAGTGAAGCCGATCGCTGGTATGACCTGATGAAACAATACTGTGACCCCAAACAATACCCTGGACGTCATTTCAATGGCTGGGGCATGGGCGGTCAGAACATGTGCGATGCTCACTTAGTGATGCGCAGAATTGTTACACTGATACACGATGGTTTGCTTGAGCAAGGTACTCATGACTGGATGCACTTCTTGGGCACATCAAGACTGGAGTGGGCGTTGTTGCTCACTGACATCATGCGAGCAGTACGTCGCTATCACAATCCTAATTTTACCATCTCTTTTGATTGTGCGTCACCATTCCTGGCCACTGCCAATGGACAGTTGTATCACAGTATTGGAATCGAAGATCGTGGACGTTTCAACTACTTCATGGAACCCACAGCAGACAACAAAAAGTATGCTGCAGACTCGCGCAGTTTTCGTGATGCAGTGATGCAGGATGGCATTCACAAACAGTTTGAAGACTCGCCTATCAGCGCACGCCTGAAGATATCAGATATCTGTGTGTACAAACCCGGCGATCTAAATAAGATTGGCAAAGAAGGCAAGACAAGTTGGGATAGTTTCTCCTATGCATTGTTGATGGGGCATAATGTTTGGATGCATCTTGAATCAGTACAACGTGCCAATCGTGCATATGACTCAGGTATTGTGCCCAGTATGTTACTACAAGAATCATTTGATCGTATTACAGTTAGAAACATTGTTGATGAAGTTTTTGCCAAAAAAGACCGCCAACAAAGTTTGGCATTGGTTGACCATCACAAGAAACTCTGGGAACAGATAATTGGTACTCGAGGGCACACCGGAAAACGAGCAAACAATGCCCACACTATGTTTAATACACTTTTCTCAGTGGAAGAAAAGGATTCAGAAGGAGATTTGGATGAATCAAGACTTGACCAACTTGAGCAACAGCAGTAATATAGAAGAACTTAGCACTAAAGAACTTGAACGAGAGCATCATAGATTGGAAAAGCAATTAGGTAAGTTAGAAAAACA